ACGGTGACGTTGACGCCGACGAAATCGCGGATGAGATTCAGAAGCTTCTAACCCGTAAGCCCCACCTTGCTGCCGCAACGGCCAAGAGGTTCCAGGGGACGGGTGACGGTGGTGCAGCGCGCAAGGCGACTGGACCGACTCAGCTCACAAAGTCTGACCTAGACCGGATGAGCCCGGAGCAGATCAGTAAGGCCAAGCGCGAGGGTCGCCTAAACAAGATCCTCGGCATCACTAAGTAACCACTCACACTATGGAGCGTTAATGGCTGTTGACACGTTCATCCCTAAGGTTTGGGCAGCGGATCTATTCGTTGCTCTACGCGGTGCGCAGGTGTTCGCACAGGGCGGCCTGATCAACCGAGACTATGAGGGCGATATTGCCCAGTCCGGTGACACTGTGCACATTGGGACGCTGGCCCGTCCGACTATTTCCAACTACGTCAAGAACGTTACGGCCATTTCCCCGGCCACGCTGGCGACGACTGACCAGACGCTAGTTATCGATCAGTCCAAGTTTTTCGCGTTCGAAGTTGACGACGTCGACGCTCGCCAGGTTAAGGACTCCGGGCAGCTACTCAATAAGGCTGCGGATGAGTCGGCGTTCGCGCTGGCTGATGGTGCGGACAACTTCCTAGCTGGTCTCATGACCACGGGTGCGGGCAACGTTCTCACCGCTGGCGCTGCGGCTACTCCTGACGCCGCGTACAAGATCGTGCTTGCGCTCAAGGTCAAGCTTGATAAGGCCAAGGTGCCGTCCGTCGGTCGATTCCTGGTCATCGCGCCTGAGTTCCACGCGCTACTGCTACAGGACAACCGGTTTATCGACGCGGCGGCGTACGGTTCTAACACCCCCATCATGAACGGTGAGGTTGGCCGGATCCTTGGGTTTAGCGTTGTTATCAGCCTGAACCTGCCTCAGGGTACGGCCGGTACTCTCCCGGCGGTGTCTAACTTCGTGGTCGCTGGTCACTCGATTGCTACCACGTTCGCTGAGCAGATCAACAAGGTTGAGGCTTACCGCCCGCAGGACTCGTTCAGCGACGCAATCAAGGGTCTCTACCTGTACGGCGCGAAGGTTGTCCGTCCGGAGGCGCTAGCCGTCATGGACGTTGACGTCACTTCGGGTCTGCCTACCTGATCCGGTGAAGTCGGGGCCACCTACTGAAATGAGTAGGTGGCCCCTTGCCCCCAATTCGCTTACCACTTAGGGAGATTGAATGGCGCTCGTACGCGTTGAGGTTACGAACAACACCAAGGATGCAACGGGTAAGAACAACATTGTTGTGCTCACCCTTGATGAGGATGGCGACATGCTGGCTCATCTTCGGAAGCTTGCTAAGCGCGAGGATCTGGAGAGCGTCAAGGTTCTTCCGGCCGCGCGGAAGACTGCCGCGTCTAAGTAAGGGGCTGGACGATGGCTCTAGCCCCCCTTGCCACTGTCGCTGACCTTGAGGCGCGGGGCGTTACCGTCCTCCCCTCCGAGACGACGATCGTGGGGACGTACCTAGACGTGGCGTCCACCATCGTTCGGGATGCTGCCGGTTGCCCCATCAGCGAAGTGATCAGCACCGTGACGCTTGAGGGTGTAGCGGCTACGCGCATCTTCCTACCCGGGCAGCCCGTAACGGCTGTCTCAGACGTCGAAATCGACGGGGTGGCAGTCACGGACTACCGGCTAACGAACGGCGCTCTGTGGCGCTCACAGGGCTGGACCGGCCTATGCGAGCCCAGCGCGGTGACGCTGACGATGACGCACGGCCTTGACCAGGTGCCCGCCGACATCGTCGACATGGTGTGCCGAATGGCCGCGCAGAGTCTGCTGTCGCTCCGGAGCGGTGATCCCGCGCCACGGCAGTTGACCAGCGAGCGCATCGGCGATTACGCGGTGACGTACGCGGACACTGAGTCTGGCGTGATGTCGCTGACCAACTACCAGGCGGCGAAGCTCGCGGCCCGGTTCGGAAATGGCGGAACGACCATGGTCCGTATCCGCTGAACTAAGGAGAAGCATGGCAATTCTTACGGCTCAGGTAGTCACCACTGGCGGGCTGGCGCCGAACTTCGCGTCTGCGTCTGCGGGTGGCGATCAGGCGCCTATCAGTAAGCAGAGTTTTCTAGTGGTTCGTAATGGGGGCGCTTCGCCGATTACCGCCACGGTGGTTACGCCGGGCACGGTCAAGGGTCTTCCCATCGCCGATGCGTCGCTAACCGTTGCTGCGGGTGGTAGTGGCTTTGTGCCGCTTGACTCGATCTATCGGGACCCGGCTACCGGCCGCGCGGCCATCACGTACAGCGCTGTTACGTCGGTCACGGTGGGCGTTATTCAGGCGGGCTGATGGTGCGCATCAACCATCTCTTGAATTCCTCGGTCACTATCTGGCGCCTTTCGAGCGTGCCGGATGGGGCCGGGGGAGAGGTCACGGCGCTTGCTCAGGTGGGCGAGTCGGCGGCGATGATCAGCCAACCCACGGCTACTGAGCGGGTGTTGGCAGCGCAGGGCCAGTCTCGCCATACGCACACGGTTCATCTTCCGCCGGTCGCTGATGTTCGCCGTAACGATGAACTTCGGTGCGGCGCCCAGGTGTTCAGGGTGCAGTCGGTGTTCCAGCCATCCCGCCCCATCTACGTACGCGCCGATGTGGAGCTGATACAGCATGGCTAGGACCCGGCACCCTCGCAGGGCCGGTGGTCGTTCGTCTATCTCGGCCACGGTTGAGGGATCCGACCGGCTAGCGGCACAGCTACAGGACGCGAGCACCGAAATGTTTCGGGCCGTGCAGCGTGCCATCAAGGAATCGGCAGACGCTATCGCTGACGACACTAAGCAGCGGGTGCACGTGGATACCGGCAACCTGCGGCATAGCGTGTCTGTCCGCGTGGACATGGGTCCGGTCACTAAGGCCGAGATTGGCTGGCGTGACCGCGACGACCGGTATGCGCTGTGGCAGGAATTCGGCACGCGCGCTATGCCCGCTCGACCTGCGCTAGGCCCGGCCGCGAATGCTGAAAAGCGAAAGCTACCCGACCGCATCAAGGCAGCCATTAACGGGGTGATTTCGTGACGCCACTATTCGCTATCCAGTCCGCTGTGTACGCGAAGCTGAACGCCTCCCCGTTGCTGGCCGGTAAGGTATTTGACTTTGTCCCGGAGGGGACCGACTTCCCGCACATCACGGTAGGCGAAGCAGCTGACTCCCCGGATAACGCACTCTCGGCGCGGGGCTGGAACTCGCTCATCACCGTGCACGTGTGGACGCGCGCGCATGGCTATTCGGCGGGTCTGGCGCTGGCCCGTGAAGTGTTCGCGCTGCTCGATCACACGCCCCTGAACGTGTCCGGGTTTCACCACGTGGCTACGCGCTACACGTCGGCCCAGACACTCACTGATCCCGAACCCCCGGGCGACATTCGGCACGTGGTCGTGTCGTTCAACATCATTACGGAGGAATAGAACATGGCAGGAATTGACGCGTTCGGTACTCAGCTACTACGCGGCGACGGTGCGGGCCCTGAGGTTTTCGTCAAGGTCGCTGACGTCACGTCGCTGACCCCGCCCGGCCTGAGTCGAGAGACGCTCGACGTCACGTCGCACGACAGCACCGATGGCTGGATGGAATTCGTCGGCGGGCTCAAGGATCCGGGAGAGGTTTCCGCCGATGTCAACTATCAGCCCACCGAGCATGACTCGCTCGTTGGTGACTTCGAGGACATCAAGCCTCGCAATTACAAGATTGTTTTCCCGGACGGTACCTCTTGGACGTTCGGCGCACTGCTGACTGGCTTCGAGCCTGATGCCCCTTACGACGACAAGCTAGCTGCTTCCCTGACTTGGAAGGTCACGGGTAAGCCCACCATCACCGCAGGAGCGTAACCCCCAATGGCCTTTCTTTCTGCTGCTCAGATCCTCGGCGCGGACGACCGCAGTTACGAGGATGTAGACGTTCCCGAGTGGGGTGGCACGGTTCGTGTTGTCGGCATGTCGGGTTCGGACCGCAACGCCTATCAGGCATCCCTAGTTGTGATCGGCTCGAACGGCAACGTTCAGCGGCTCAACATGACAGACCAGCTAGCCAAGCTGCTTGCTCGCTGCCTACATGACGACGAGTTCAACCGGCTGTTTTCCGATAAGGAAATCAAGGCGCTAGGTGCGAAGAACGGCGCGGTTCTAGAGCGTCTCAGCGGTATTGCCCAGCGGCTATCCGGTCTCCGAAAGGAAGACGTGGAGGCTGCGGCGGGAAAATCCGCGCCGACCCTGAGCGGCGATTCTATTTCCGCCTAGCGGGTCACCTTGGCTGTACGGTCCCGGAGCTACTCGCGCGCATGTCCTCCGCTGAACTGACGGAGTGGATGGCGTACGAGTCAGTAACGGGACCGCTCGGCCCTGAGCGCATGGACGCTCTGATCTCAATGCTGACGGCCACGGTTTCCAACACTGCCCGGGGCAAGGGCAAGGCTGCGGCCCCGAAGGATTTCATGCCTAAGTGGGACCGGCACGCCAAGCAGGATTGGCGGGAAATGCTTTCCGCTGTCAAGGCGTACAACCGTCAGATTGGAGGTACAGAGACGTGACCCTAGATGAGCTGATGGTCACGATTGGCGTCGATACCACGGACCTAACCGAGGGCACGGCGGACGCAGCGCAGGAAGCTAACCGGAATCTAGCTGATATCGGTAAGACTGCTGCGGGTGCTGCCGCTGGTGCTGCGGTAGGTGCGCTATTCGCTGAGGGTTTCAGCGAGGCATTGGAGCTGAACGAGGCTCGGGCGAAACTCCAGTCTGAGTACGGCCTTTCTGAGGATGAGGCAGCGCGCGCCGGTGAATCTGCCGGGCGCGTGTACGCAGGTGGTTTCGGCGAGTCGGTGTCCGAAGTCGGTGACGCTGTCGGTGTCGTTCAGCAAGCGCTCGGCGGCATGGGCAAGATGTCGAATGAGACGCTAGACCAAATGACAGCCGATGCAATGATGCTGTCTAGCACGTTTGAAATCGACGTGGCGGACAGCGCACAGGCCGCCGGGACGATGATCAAAAACGGCATGGCTAAGGATGGCACTGAGGCTTTCGACATCCTGACTAAGGCAGCGCAGACGCTACCTAAGAGCATGCGTGACGACATCGTGCCGACTATCAATGAGTATTCGGAGCAGTTCCAGCGGCTCGGCATTGACGGTAAGACGGCGTTCGGAATGCTTTCCCAGTTCGTCAAGGCGGGTGGTCGTGACTTCGATCAGGCCGCCGACGTCATCCACGAATTCGGCCGTATCACTACGGAGAATACGGCGCAGGCCGCTACCGCATTCAAGTCGTTGGGTCTCGATTCTGACGACATGTTCAAGCGCCTAAAGGCCGGTGGCGACAGCGCTAAGGCCGCCATGGGTGACGCCATTACCGCGATTGGCAATGTGCAGGATCCGGCCAAGCGGGCGCAGTTGGCAGTGCAGTTGTTCGGCGACATGGCCGGTGAATCCTCGGATGCGCTGTTGGCTATGAACCCTGCCACGGCTGCTGCTGCGAGCGGCATGGATAAGGCAGGCGGAGCGGCTAAGGCAGCGTCCGACAAGATGGCCGCTAGCCAGTCCCTCACGGTGATCTGGCGCTCTATGGCAACCACGATTGCGGAGACCCTACAGCCTGCGCTGGCGATGGTTGCTGGGTTTGTGCAGGATCACCCGGAGGCCGTAAAGATCCTGGCTGCCGCACTGCTCGGGATGGGCGTTGCATTCAGTCTCGCGGCTATCGCTGTGTGGGCAATGAACTCTGCGATGCTGGCCAACCCGATTTTCTGGATCATCGGCCTAGTCGTACTGATCATTGCGATCATCATTGCTCTTGCCGCGAACTGGGAGGCTGTCAAGCTGCGTCTACTCGCGGTTTGGGAGGATATTAAGGCCGCATTCTCGGCTGGCTGGAACTACCTAAAGGCCAACGTGTTCGGGCCGATCGCCCAGTATTTCACGCAGACGCTTCCGGGCTATCTCCAGACTGGAATCGGCTTCCTTAAGGGGAAGTGGAATGACCTCATTGGTTGGTTCCAGGGAATTCCGGGCCGTATCAGTAGGGCGCTGCACGGTATGTGGGACGGCCTTAAGACGTCCTTTAAGTCGGCTGTAAACGGCATCATCGGCGCGTGGAATAACCTCTCGTTCACCATCGGTGGCGGGTCGATTATGGGCGTCGATATCCCGAGCATCACGCTAGGCACGCCGAACATTCCCTATCTCGCATCGGGTGGTGTAACCACTGGGCCGACGATGGCAATGATCGGTGAGGGTCGAGAGAACGAGGCTGTTCTCCCGCTGTCCAAGCTGGACGGAATGCTGCGTACTGCCTCAGTGCAGGGTGCGGGTGGTGCCCCTCAGCGCCTGGTGCTCGATGTCACCGGCTCGGATGAGGACATGAAGCGGCTGATCCGCCGCATCGTAAAGACGCAGGGACGTGGAAGCGTTCAAACTGCATTCGGTTAAACAACAGAAGGGTGGGGCCCGTGGCCTTTCCGCTGGATATTCGTACGGAGCTACGGCTTAACGGCGCGTGGTCTGACATCAGCGGTGACGTGTACTTGCGTGACGCTAAGCAGATATCGCGCGGACGTCGAGACCAGGGGTCGGCCACGGATCCCGCCCATCTGTCGCTGACGCTCAACAACAAGTCGGGCAAGTATTCGCCCCGCAATGCCATGTCGCCGCTGTATGGGCAGATCGGCCGTAACACTCCGATCCGGGTTTCGGTCCCGAGCACGGAGACATACCTCAATCTTGAGGGGGTTGCCGGTGATGAATTCAGTACGCCGGATACTGCGGCGCTGGACATCACGGGGGACATTGATATTCGGGCCGAGATCGCTGCCAACTGGTACGGCCCGGTGAATCAGACGATCATTTCCAAGTGGGATCGCGCGGGAGATCAGCGTTCGTGGCAGCTTCGCATTATCAATGGCCTGATCGTCTTCAGTCAGACCATTGACGGCACGCTGAACACGCATTGGTACTTCCAGCGTTACCTACCGGTCCTTAAGGATCGCGCGGCGGTGCGTCTGACGATGCGGCTCGACGCTGCGGCCGGTCGGCGCTATTTCCAGTTCTACACGGCTGACTCGATCGCCGGTCCGTGGGTGCCGCTAGGCGCTGAGTATTGGATGGCCGGAGCGCTGCCTACCTACGTGAGCACTGCCCCGCTGAGGATCGGTGGCACTGACCTAGCGTCCACCCCCGTGCGTGTGCCCATGGTGGGGCGTGGCTACCGCTACGAGGTGCGTTCAGGCATCAATGGGACCCTGGTTGCCTCCCCAGACTTCACGGGCCTTACAGCGGGTTCTACGGCTTTCACGGACGGCGCCGGTGTGGCGTGGTCGCGGGTCGGTGGCGCTGAGGTTCGGGACCGGGAAGACAGGTTCGTTGGCGAAGTGTCGACGTGGCCAGCCCAGTGGACGCCGGATGAGGCAGACATTTTCGTCCCGCTTGAGGCGTCGGGCATTCTGCGGCGATTGGGCCAGGGGCTCAAGGCGCTGGATTCGACGCTGCGTCGCCGGATCCCTACGGGTAACCCGGTGGCCTATTGGCCGATGGAAGATGCGGGCAGTGCGACCCGGGCCTACTCGCCGATTTCCGGCGTGGACTCTGCGGCAATGGCTAACGTCGATTGGGCGGCAGCGTCAGACCTGGTGTCGTCGAATCCGCTACCGAAGATTAAGGCCGGTGGAACGCTGTCGGCCCCGATTCCGGCGTCAATGCCGAGCGGGGAATGGCAAGTTGAATTCGTCTATAACGCTGACGA